GTAACCGCCACCGGCACCATTGCGGCCGGGGATTGCTTCACGATTGAAGGCGTCTATGCCGTGCATCACATTACCAAACAATCTACCGGCCAGCTTAAAACTTTCCGCGTGATTACCGGCCGGACTGGCGATGGTGATATCGTGATCAGCCCGCCTATTATTTCCGGCGGCGGCGGCACTGATGCCGAACTGCAATATCAGAACGTGGATTCCACGCCCGCCAATGATGCGGATATCACATTTCTTAACATTGACGCGGCCTATGCCAACCCGTTCTGGTACGTGGACGCCTTTGAAATTCTTCCGGGGCGCTATGCGGTTCCCACCGATGCCGGTACCGCAGTACTTCGCGGCACTACTGATAACGGAATGGAAGTAGTTTGGCAAAAATTCTATGATATCAATACCATGAATATCAAATACCGCCTTGATATTTTCTTCGGGGTGGTATGCAAGCAACCTGAAATGGCAGGTATAATGCTGTTCAGCCAGATCCCGTAATCTAAACCAAGGGAAACCGTTCTAAAAGGTTTCCCCTTTTTAAAACTGAATGGAAATAGAAGAAAGCAATTGGCTGAATGATCAGATAGAATCGCTCATAATCCAAAGATACCCGAATTATGAGATAGTGACGTCATTGCAAAAATACTTCTATTTTACTTTTGGAAAGCGTATCAGCCGCGACGGATTAACCGCGAGGGTAAAACGTAAGCGCCGGGAATTAATACACAAGGTGTTATCATGCCGTTGAAAAAAGGTTATTCAAAAAAGAGTATTTCGACAAATATCCGTAATGAGATGAAGCGCGGCAAGCCTCAAAAACAGGCTGTCGCCATAGCGCTTGAAACCGCTAGACGTGCCAAGAAAAAGGCGAAGAAGAAGAAAAAGAGGTAGGTTATGCCTGAAAAGATTATGCTGTTCCGGCATCCAGGGCGGTATAAATTCAATGGTGAGTGGTTTGACTTTGTCCTTATAAACAAGAAGGAATTGAAAGACTACAAGGATAGGGGATGGTATCAAACTAAACTTGAGGCGAAAAGGCATTCAACCCAGCCGCCGGAAGAAGTTAACCGTAAAATGAAGTACAGCGAATTGACCGGAGATCAAATCAAAGAGATCGAAACCGCCACCGGCACCTATAAGGAGCTAAGAGAACGGTTCAATGTCAGTCTTTATGCTATCCGTAAAATAAGGGGCAGCTTATGAGCTGGACCAAGCGGCAGATTATTTATCAGGCATTTGAATCCATCGGCATGGCCGAATATGCATTTGATCTGACGGCCGAAGAACTTCAAAGCGCACTGCGGCAACTGGAAGCGATGATGGCATTCTGGAACAGCCGTGGTATTCGCATCGGCTATGCCGGGCAAAGCACCCCCGATCTGGATACCGACAGTGGGCTTCCCGATAATGCCGTAGAAGCGGCCTATGGCAATCTTGCTCTTAGAATAGCGCCGGGTTTCGGCAAAATGGTAACCAACGAATTGAAAGCATGGGCGCACAACGCTTATAAAAATCTGCTTTCCATTAGCGCTAAACCGCCCTTTGAAATTCAAATGCCGGCCGGTATGCCGAAAGGGGCCGGTAACAAGCCGTACAGGAGCGAAGACAATTTCACGCAAGGACCGGCAGAGAATATCGATGTCGGTACCGATAATATTTTAGAACTCGACTAGGAAATTCAGTCATGACGCAAATAAATAAATTGACCGGCATCGGAGACATTCAAAGCGGTGACCTTCTAGCTTTCTGGGATACTTCCGAGGGCGATCCGAGAAAAGGTTCGGTTTCGTTACTTATGTCGTTTATGCAAGCCAATCTGACCCTAACTGATGCCGGTGCCGTTCCCAAATTCGAAACCCAATATGCCGCGCCTTCTGCTACCGGCTTTTCGGTTCAGGTGACTGATACGGATGACAATACCCATCTGATTTTAACCCCGGTGGCGGGATATGCGGCCGGTACCCTGACCCTTCCGACTTCAACCAACTGCGTAGATAAACAGGAATTCCTTTTCAATTGTACGCAGGATATAACGGCGTTGACCATCAGCGGCAACGGCGCCGTACTTTCCGGCATTGCTTCACCTTTGGCGGTAACCGCCGGAGATTACTTTAGGTTAAAATACGATCTGCCCGGTAACACATGGTACCGGGTGGGATAAAGGAAAAAAAATGGCGACAAAAACGGTTTATCCATACGGAATGGTAGATATTACGGTTCCTGCCGGTCAATATCTGAAAGTGGCGACGTCCGGCAATGATTACTGCACCATCTTTTACGGCACAACCGCCGTTAAATTTCCACGGACCTATTACAAACAGCAAGACCTGACCAACAACGAAGTCACCCTTGGCGCTATGACGGTGGAACAGCCGGTCAGAATTTATGCCCGCGCCGATCCGGTTTTTTACGATTACGGCGCAGCACCGATTATTCTTATGCCGACCTATGGCGTGCTCATGTACAACCAGAATGCACCGGTCGCATTGACCGGCGCGGCCATGACATTGACTGCCGCCGCAATTCAGGCGGGCATGGTGACAGTAGCCAGCGGAGCCGGTGCCACCACACTAACCACACTGACCGGCGCATTGATGGACGCCGCCTTTTCCGATTTCGGTGAAAGCGACGCCCTTGACTTCTTTGTCATCAATATCGGCCTAACCACGGAAGTCGTCACCATGACGGCCGGGGCCAGCGGCGTTACCGTTGTTGGTGATGCCACCATCGGCGCAACCGTTGACGCTGATGCTTCTCTGAATGCAAGTTCACACTGGCGTTTCAGAAGAACCGGTACCGCAGCTACATGGGTGCTCTATAGGCTTGCCTAATGCAAATACCAATTTTAAGCGGCATCTATGCGGACGAAGCACCGAATTACCGGATATCTTATCCGAAAAATTTGGTGCCTGTGGCCGTGAACACCGGTATCAGTGACGGCTATTTAAGACCGGCAGAAGGGATAACCGCCTACGGGACCGGGCCGGGCATAGACCGTGGGGCAATCGTCTGGAAAGGTGAGCACTACCGCATCATGGGGAGTAAACTGGTATCCATACCGGCTTCAGGTGGTGCCGCCGTTGAACTTGGCGACGTGGGCGGTACTTCTTCCCGATGCGCGCTTGATTACTCTTTTGATTATCTAGCTATCGTTTCAGACGGTGAATTATGGCTTTGGGACGGCACCAGCCTGGTGCAAAATACCGATGCCGATTTGGGGACGGCGCTGGATGTGATTTTTATCGACGGCTACTTCATGACCACCGATGGAGAGTTTCTGGTGGTCACCGATCTGGGCAATCCGTTTTCAGTCAACCCCCTGAAATACGGCAGCAGTGAAGTAGATCCTGATCCGGTTGTCGGTTTGATCAAGATCAATAATGAGCCGTGGGCCGTAAACCGGCATACCATTGAAGTCTTTCAGAACGTCGGCGGAACACTGTTTCCCTTTAATCGCATTGACGGCAGTCGCATAGATAGAGGGGCCATCGGCAGGGATGCCTTTTGTTTTTTTATGGAAAGTCTCGCTTTTCTTGGATCTGCAAGGAACGAAGCCCCGGGGATTTATGTGGGCATATCCGGACAAAGCCAAAAGATATCCACCCGTGAAATAGATCAAATTTTAGATGAATATGCAGAAAGCCAACTGGAAAAATCTATTCTTGAAAGCCGGGTATTCGACAAGCACCAACTTCTGTACGTTCATTTACCCGATCAGACACTTGTTTTCGATGGGGAGACAAGTAAGGCAGCAGGAAAGCCGGTATGGTATCGGCTTTCGTCTTCTGTCATCGGAAATTCTCAATACCGTGGGCGCAATTTCATCTATCACAAATCAAAATGGATTTGCGGTGATTCTTTGAGTGATGCATACGGCTATATGGATAATACTTTATCCACCCATTACGGGCAGACTACCGGATGGGAATTTAACACCGCTATTTTTTACAATGAGGCCAAGGGCGGCATTATCAATGAATTGGAGCTGGTCGGCCTACCGGGAAGAGTGCCGCTGGGCATAGACCCTGTTATATGGACGTCGTATAGCGTAGATGGAGAAACGTGGAGTCAGGAAAAGGCAATCCAGGCAGGAAAGATCGGCGACCGCTTAAAACGGCTGATATGGCGTAAACAGGGTTTTATGCGGCAGACCAGAATACAGAAGTTCAGGGGCACATCCGATGCACACATGGCGATTAACCGCCTTGAAGCCAGATTGGAGCAATTGGCGTACTAATGGCGAAACCGAAAACACCGACCCGAAAAGCACTGGCAAGATATTTCCATGATACGGATACACTGATCCGTTTTGAACAGCTTTTTAAAGCGGTAGGCGATGATATCCCCACCTTTATCGGTGTCATCCAGTTAGCGGCGGATACTACCGGGGCGCAGGTCAACAGCGCTTTGGCACAAATTTTTGAATTACAGAATCAATCCATTGAACTTGAATTTTTAATGGCGGCTACATGCATCAGCTAGCATACTCACAATTAGCGCAGCACCGGGAAAACTCCACTTCCGCCGTTTCCATTTATTCACCGCCGGTAGATAGAACGGTCCAGGGCTTCTTAAAGCTATGCAATCTCACCGATGATGAGGTTTTGGTTTCGGTTTTCCATGATGTAAACGGCACGACATACGATGAAACAACCGCGATTATTTATGATATGGTCCTTTACGGCGGTCAGCTTCTGGAAGTCGATCATATTTTCATGAACGACTCAACCGGTAATCTTGCCTACTCTTCTTCGGTGGCCGATGCGGTTAACGCCACACTATACGGGGTGATCCGATGAGCCGGGTAATCCCTCAAAGATGCCACGGACATGTCGATACGGCCAACAGCACATCCACACCGCTGGGCATATCGGCCGGATTTGTCGGCGGTTGGACTAATATACTTGAGTTCGGCATTATCTATATTTCTGTTTATGCCGACCAAGCCAGTGCTGCAGATGGTCTTTTGATTGAACAGTCTTCAGACGGGGTCAATGTCGATGGTAACGACGTCTTTACCATTCCGGCGACTATAGGAAAGAACTTTTCAATCAATCCTTACGCCAAATATCTGCGTGTATCTTACACAAACGGCACTGTAGCCCAAACCGAATTCAGACTGCAAACGATTTTAAAACAGGGCGGAAAATCTTCTTCTCATCGGATTCAGGATAACATTGTATCCGATGATGATGCCGAACTGGTCAAAGCGGTTATCACCGGGCAAAGTCCATTCGGGACATTTTTAAATGTCGGCGTAACCAAAAAAGCCAATTTGAAAGTCGCCATTGCCCAATTTGGCGACAGCCCGGTAATAGATGCTTTTTCAAGACTGAGAACAAGCTCACCGTTTACCATCGTTGACAGCAAACAGCTTCATGACAAGCAACCGTTATTCTACGATGAGTCATTGGGCGGCAGCGCAACTTCCACACACAATTCAACCAATGCCGATGTTGAAATGGCGGTCACTGCTTCATCTTCCGACTTTGTGATTCGGCAAACCAAACAGCGGTTCAACTATCAGCCGGGTAAAAGCCAGCTTGTTTATTTTACGTTTAGAGCACCGGATGCCGCCGGGGTCACCATGAGAGTAGGCTTGTTCTCCGGTACAGGCGCCAACAATCTTACACCGTTAAACGGCATATGGTTCGAAAACGATGGTGGAACGTTAAGCTGGAATATCGCTAAGAACGGAAGTACTACAGAGAGTGTAACCCAGTCAAATTGGAATGAAGACCCGATGGATGGGACCGGGCCGTCGGGATTTACTTTAGATACGGATGCCTGTCAGATTGGGCTGGTCGATATCGAATGGTTAGGCGTAGGCAGAACTAGGTGCGGGGTGGTAATAAATGGAGTACCGCATTACTGTCATTACTTCTATCATGCCAATGATCCCAGCTTTACTTCTGTCTATATGTCTTCGCCAAATTTGCCGGTTAGATATGATATCCAATCGGACGGAACCAGCGCGGGGCAGCTCGATCATATCTGCTCCACGGTAATTTCAGAAGGCGGTGTAGAGTTTACAGGCGTGCTTCGGTCGGTAAATATGGGTACTACCCATATTGATGCAAACACCGCCGGTACAACCTATGCCATGATCGGCATACGCTTAAAAGCGGCCTATCTGGATATATCCGTGCTGCCGGAGTACTTTTCCATTCTTTCCATTACAAATGATAATTACCTATGGTCTTTAAGCCTGAATCCCACCGTAGCAGGGACATTCACTTATGCGGATATCACCGATAGCGCCTGCCAGTATGCCATCGGCGCAACGGCGAACACGGTGACCGGCGGACTATCCATAGATAGCGGCTATGGAAGTCAGCAAATCATCGTTGATCACAGATTCATTACTTCTCTTAGGCCCGGCAGCACCATCGGCGGCACCATGGACGAACTTGTTCTATGTGTTACACCGCTTTCGGCCAATGCCGATTATCTGGGAAGTTTGACTTTCAGGGAGTTGCTCTAATGGCGGTTTCTTTCAGGGTATTGATCACATCGAAGTATTGTGAGGCCGTCCAGGTAACGCAATATACGGCGACCAACGCCCAAGCGATTATCGACAAGTTTACGGCAACCAATATTACGGCGAATTACGTAACCATTTCGGTTAACCTGGTCATCGGCGGCGGCAGCGCACTAAGCAGCAATCTGATTGTGGATGCGCAACGTATCGCACCGCATCAAACATATTTCATGCCGGAAATCGTAGGCCATATCCTGGAAAAGGATATGTTCATATCAACTCTGGCCGGTACCGCTTCCGCCATTGTCATCAGGGCCAGTGGAAGGGAAATTACCTGATGCATGACATTGATTTTTCGAGCCAGCAACTGGTTGATTATGTCACAAAAAAAGTATTGGCGTTACCGCAGGCCGATGCTCCGGTAGCTCATTATTTTGCACCGGGGCTTTACATCAGAGAAGTTGTTTTTCCGTCGGGGATATTTGCCATCGGTCACAAGCAAAGGTTTGAGCAGTTCAATATTTTTTTGCAGGGCAAAATCGCCATGGTGGGCAAAAACGGAAAATTGAAAGAACTTACCGCGCCCATGGTTTTCGTGGCTCCGTCCGGTCAGAAGATGGGTTATGTGATCGAAACCGTTGTATGGCTTAATATATATCCGAACCCCGACAATGAAACCGATATTGATGTTCTGGAAAACAGATATCTTGATAAATCGGGACCATGGAAAGAAAAAGAAGAAGAAGAAAAACAGCAAAGAGTACTGAATCGTCAAGTGGATAGAGACGATTTTACCGAAAGCGATCCGGCTTTCAGGGATCCGGATCAAAACTATATCGACCTGCCGCCGGGTCTTTCCACCGTGCTGCAAATTAGAAAGTCTGATATAGCCGGGCATGGCGTCTTTGCAAGCTGGCCGTTTGAAACGGGGATGCCCATCGGCCCGTATAAAATCGGGAATGATTATACAAAGCTGGCAAGATACATAAATCATGCAAAGAATCCGAACAGCAAACTGATAGCGCTTGAAAACGGCGATATAATGTTACTGGCTGTAAGAACCATAAGCGGGTGCAAGGGCGGGGATCAGGGCGAAGAAATAACGATAAACTATAAGGCAAAGGTTGAACCATGTCAGCAGCAATTACAGCAGTCGTAGGCGGTGCCGTTGTTGGTGGAATAATCAGTAGTGAAGCCCAAAAATCAGCGGCTAAAAAAGCATCTAAAGCGCAAACCGCTGCGGCCGAAATGGGCATTGAATATCAGGAAAAGCAGCTTGCCGAGCAGCAACGCCAGTTCGATATTCAAATGGAAGAGTATTACAGAAAACAGGAAATGCTCGAACAGAACTACGCCCAAATGCAACAGCAGCTTTTGCCCTATATTCAATCGGGTCAGGGGGCATTATATGAACAAATGGCTCTAGCCGGTGTAGCCGCTCCCGGGTCACCGATTCAAACAAGACAAAAAGGTGACTTTCAGATACAACCAGTCAGGGGCCCCAGCTACATGGAAACCGGCAGGGTCGGTATTCCCACCGGAGAACAAAGTGAATTCATCAGGCCGCAGGTGCAACCGGGCGGGGCAATCCTAAAGACCGATGCCGCTCAACCGGAAATGATAGGTATCGGTGGCCCTATGAGAGGTGTTTTCAATGCAGTCAATGAAGCCTTAAAACAACCTATTCAGGAGGTAAAAGAAGTTGCCCAGGGGCTACCATGGCAACCTAAACCTAATGTACCTAATGTTGTCAATCCTTATGCTGGCATGACCGGAGAACAAGCGCAGGCGGCAGCTATCGAAAAAATTTCTGCAAGCCCGATTCTACAGGAATTAATGGCGCAGGGCGAAATGGGCATTCTCCAGAATGCAGCGGCCACGGGTGGATTAAGAGGCGGCAATGTTCAGGGGGCATTGGCTCAATTCAGACCGCAAATGCTCCAGCAGGAAATCGATAGGCAGTATGCACGGCTGGGCGGTTTGTCTTCAACGGGTCAACAGAGTACATTACAGACACCTACAGTTAATCCGGGCAGTATGCCGGTCTATCCTGGTATGGACACTTCAGTAGCCAATCTGCTAGGGCAGATCGGTTCGGCGCAGGCAGCGCAAGCCCTTGCTCAAGGTCAGGCTCAGGGACAACTCTGGAGCGGCATTGGAACGGCCGGCGGACTTGCCCTAGGCAATTATTTTAACCAGCCGCTACAGCAGCCTACGGTCAGCTACATATAGGAGTAAATCACCATGGATTATCGCATAGATATCCAAAATCCATTCATGGCAGGATTGCAAGGCTTTCAGGCCGCGCAGCAAATGACATTGCAGCAACAGCAATTGCAGCAGCAACGAGCCGCGCAGCAACGCCAAGCCCAAATGCAGCAGGATTTAGCCGATTTTTCCGCCAAGCAGGACAAAAAACCAGAAGACTATCGGCGCATGATGATGCAATACCCGGAGATTTCAAAGCAGATAAACCAGAATCTTTCCATGTACAATGAAGAACAGCGGCAGAATAAAATAGATCAGCTCCTGCCGGTCTACGCCGCTTTAAGATCAGACAATGTTGACCAGGCCAAGGGTTTGATTGATGAATACCGGATTGCTGCTGAAAACTCGGGTGACAGCCAGCAGGCAAAAACGCTCGATCTGTTAAAGCAGCAGATAGATATCGAACCCAAGGGGGCTTTGACCAGCTCCAGACTCTTTTTGTATGGTGCAATGGGCGAAGACGCGTTTTTAAAAATGGATGATAAATTAGCACAAAAACCGGCCGAGTATCAGAAAACCGGTATGGTGATGGTTAAAGATGAAGATACCGGTCAATTTAAAATGCTGGTCGGTTCATATGATAAAACTACCGGCAATTTGAGCATCAGTGAAGGCACCCTGCCGTCCAATTATACCGTAGTTTCTGATTTTGGAGAAACGCCGGAAGAACAGCGTCAAAGGAAAGTCATTACGCAAGGTGAAACGACCGCCGTACAGGAAGCGGTCAAGATGGGTGCCAAATACGCCGATAGAAGCCAGGCCATTTCAGAGAATATCACCAGTCTTGATAAGGCTATCGGCATTATAGAAGAAGGCCTTTCAAAAAATGCCAATTTAGGACTTGGCTGGGTGAAAAGCAGGCTTCCCAAGTTTGATCCGTTTGCTATCAAAATGCAGCAGGCCGCGCAGGAATTGGGTTTGGGCGTGGTAACCAGTGTAACCTTCGGCGCACTATCAGAATCGGAATTAAAAATCGCCATGTCTACCGCCATGCCGTCCACATTACAACCGCAGGAAGCATTGAAATGGCTGAAAGAAAAACGCGCCGCCCAGCAGAAACTAAAAAACGAAATGGACAAGGCTGCCGCATTTATCGGGAGCCAGAACGAAAGTGGGAAATTCAACACTGTAGCCGACTGGAAAAAGCTACAACTTGAAATGAAGAAACAGAAAAAAGAAACATCCGGCTTGCCGAGCATAACGAGTCAGGCCGAATACGACGCTTTACCATCCGGCAGTGTCTATCTTGAGGATGGTAAAAAATATAGGAAACCTTAAAAATGCCTTCTAAATACGGCGGTATTCCAGTTGAAGAACAGACCGGTTCCAAGTTCGGTGGTCAGGCAGTTGACAAGCCTACGCCCAAAAGAACGGTAGCAGAAGCCGAAACCGAACAGCCGGGAGTACTGGATACTATCTTAAAGGTATACGGCACGCCTTTTAGATGGCTGGCCGGTGGTGGTGAACTGGCGGCAACCATGGGAACCGCCGCCTTAGCTCAACCGGTATCCGGACTTGCAGGTATCGCCGGTGCCGTACTGCCGGGCGAAAGGGATCAAAGCGCAAGGTGGATCGAAAACGTTCAACAAGGCATGACCTATCAGCCACGGGGAGAAGTCGCCAGAGGCGCACTGAGCATGGCAGGTGAAACCGTTGAAAGCGCAAAGCGCAACGTGCCGTTTGTAAAAGAAGCAATGGAAGCACCACAGTATTTAGGCAGGGCCGGACAAAAAGCAGGGCAAGCAGTAGGCGGGCCGGGATCAATGGCAGAAGCCGTCGGCGGCGCTATCGGGGCTTCCGCTATCCCCATGGCCATGGAGCTAATCGGTTTGAAAGGCACCAAGGCCGCTAAAAAGGCCGTACTGAAAGATACGACACGCCTTTCAGGAGTAGATGATTTCTACGATGCCGCCACCGGTGCAATGAAACCGGAAATAAAAACAGGCATCAAAGAAGCCGGCCTTTCCATGGATGATATAAAGGATATTTTACCGGAGAACATTCAAGGCAAGGGTGCCGCCGAAAAGCCCATCGAAAAGATCGCAGAAGCCGCCACAGCAAGGCCACGGCAGACCAGTGTCATAGAATCGGCCGTAGCCGAAGTCAAACCAGATCCGGTGGTTATCGACGCGGCAAGAGAGTTCGGTGTACTGGAAGATATCCCGGCAAGCTGGACTTCTCAGAATCCGACCTACCAGGCCATTGAACAAGGGTTGAAGATACCCGGTTCGGCCATCACCGAAACCGAACAGATTGCCATCAAGAAAATGGCGGATCAGGCTCAAAGCTTAATCAGAGAATTTGGTGGAAGTACGTCGAAAAGCGCCATGTCCGGTCAATTTCGGGCCGATAGTATCGATCTGATAGATAAGATGGGTGAGCAGGCCGATGCATTGTATAGTAAGGTAAGGGAAATGGTGGACGTGGAAATGCCCGCCACAGCTCCGAAAACATTGACCGCCTTAGAGGATATGGCCAGAAAGAAAACCACCAGCGGCGAAGTGTCCACCGGTTTAAAACGCATACCGAAAACCGCCCGTAATTTGTTGGTGGAGTTGTCTCAACCGGATATCACCTATGATTATCTTGACTCGCTTAGAAAAGAGGTCGGTGATGCCCTACATAAAAAGGCCGGACCGCTTAAGGACGAAAACCGCAGTCTGTTAAAAATGCTCTATAGCAACCTTACCAAGGATCAGGAAGCCCTTATCACAGATCCCAATGCATTAAGCGTTTACAAGCTGGCCAAAGCAAACGTTGCCCAGCGAAAAGGCATCGAAGAACAGCTTATAAAAGTTATCGGCAAGGACCTTGAAGGGGATATCGCCACCACTGCTAAACAGGCGGTTCTGGCCCTTCAGGACGGCCGTACAAAAGAATTTAACCGGTTGGCGAATAACATCCCTAAGGAGCTGGGCAAAGACGCCAGACGGCAGGTATTTGCTACTTCTTTAGTGGATGTCATGACCCAGGGCAGCAAAAAAGAAAAAGCCCTTCATATGACCGGTTTTGACAATTTTATGACTGGATTGAAGCGTGAACCTTCTAACTGGTTACGCTTTGAAAAAGAGCTGGGTCCTGAAAACATGCAACGCCTAAAGCGCTTTCATGATCTGGCCCATGCCGGTAGAGTCGCCATGGCGAAAGAATTAACCACCGGTAAATCGTTGACGGTGCCAAGGGTCATGGATGAAATTACCACGGTTACAGAACGGCTATATGGCGTTACCCAGCCCATAGAAAAGATACCCGGCGGCGGTACGGCAAAAAATATCATCGGTGCAATTCTTAATATCAAAAAAACTCCCAGAAGTGAAGCCGCCGATAAATTGTTGGGCAGCGCGAAGTTTCGTAACCTAGTCATGCAAAAGGCGCAAGGCAATTTGGATAAACCGAAAAAGATTGAAAATGTAAATAAGCTTGTGGAAAAATTAAAAAGCTATCAGCAATGGAAAAAATCACTTGACCAGGGCGAACTGAGCGACCTTGCAAAAGTGGGTGCCATTTCCTATCTGACTGAAAAAATATACCCAAGCGGAGAAGAACTGCCATGATTCCACTATCCATAAGAAATCCATATCCTCTTTTTACAGACCTGTTAGGGCAGCCGCTTGAAGCCGGATATGTCTATATTGGTGAAGCAAATTTGAACCCGATAACGGACCAACTTGAAACCTTTTTCGATGAAAATTTGCTGTATCCGGCAGTTCAACCGATCAGAACGATAAACGGCTATCCTTCCAGAAGCGGAACGCCATCGGCTATTTTTATAAATTCAATTACAAATGATGCCTTTTCCATCCTGGTAAAAAATAAGTTTGGCGAAACCGTTTTTTTTGATCCGAACGTTACCGATTATATAAATTATTTTTCAAGTGAAGTCGTTAATGTGAAGCATTTCGGCGCTATCGGTGACGGCATAACCGATGATACAGCAGCCATACTGGAAGCCGTTGATTATGCGGACACTACCAATAGAGGTAATATCCTCTTTTTTCCAAAAGGTCTTTACGTAACCAGCGCCGCCATAGAAATATCAACCAAAGGTATGATCATAAGAGGCGCCGGGCCGGTATCGACCAGAATACTTGGCAGCCATATTGATGGTGATGTAGTGCGCTTTAAAAGAGAGTATTCTCTAATTGAAGATATCGAAGTATCGGCTACCGGTAGCCGATTGACCGCTACCAATACCACTGGTATCGGTATCAGAATCGAATATGATGATATCCCAAGTACGTCTGATGTGCGCACAAGAATGTGTCAAATCAGAAACGTGATTGTTTTTAATCATCCTGCTACCGGAATAGTCTATGT